CGGCGGCCTGATCGAGGCGGCAGCGGACGCCGGCAAGCGCCCTGGCGTCATCAGCGCCGAGCAGCCGGCCGTGCAGTTGGCCCTGCGCCGCCTGTCGCTGGTGTCGTCTGTCGCCGCATCGCGCCTACGTAGCGGCCAGCTGGAGGACGAGGACTGGGGCCGGCTGCAGTCGAGCATGGGCCAGGCCATCGCCCGCGATATGTGGATCTACGACCGCTCTGCCGTGACTCTGGACGAGCTCGTCGGCATCGCCCGGAAGTGGAAGCACACCCACGGCATCGGCTGCCTGTTCATCGACTACGCCCAGCGCATCACCGTGCCGCGCGCGGACCGCATCACCGAGGTGTCGCAGGTGGCGCGCGGGATGAAGAACCTCGCCCGTGACCTGCAAATCCCGGTCATCTCGCTGGCCCAGGTGGTGAAGGGCGTCGACCAGCGGGTAGGCGACAAGCGGCCGACGGCCGGCGACCTGGCCAACAGCGATGAGCTGACCCGCGAGGCCGACCAGATCCTGATGCTGTACCGGGACGAGGTCTACAACCGCGAGACGCAGGACCGCGGCATCGCCGAGATCCTGATCGAGAAGAACCGCCACGGGCCGACCGGCTTCAAGAAGGTCGCCTTCCTCAGCGAAACCATGCGCTTCGCCGACCTGGGGAGGGAGTTTTGATGGTTCCGCAATACGAACTGGAACGCGCCCGCCAGACCGGCCGGTGGATGCGCGACGCACACAAGGACCGGAATTCGGTCCCGCTCTACGCCATGGGCGAGGACGGGCTGGCGCTGCGCCGGGCTTGGCTGGCCGGCTGGGACGAACGAGACGAGCAGATCAGGAGGAAGCGGGCATGACCTTTGTCCAGAGATTCAGCAAGAACGAGGCTGGCCGCGACTTCGTGGTTGGTGACATTCACGGGTGCTTTGATGACCTGTGCGGCGAGATGGACAGGGTCGGGTTCGATCCGGCGAAGGATCGCATCTTCTCCGTTGGCGACCTGGTGGACCGTGGGCCGCTTTCGGCCGACGCCATCAACTGGATCGGCCAAGACTGGTTCCACGCCGTGCGCGGCAACCACGAGCAGATGGCCATCGGCGTCGCCGCCGGTCGCCATGACCTCGCGAACTACCTGCAGAACGGTGGTGGCTGGTTCTTGTCGATGGAAGAAGAGCATCAGCAGCGCATGGCAGCTGCGCTGGACACGCTTCCGCTTTGCATCGAGGTTGAGACGGCGGCCGGGCTGATCGGAATCGTGCACGCAGACATTGCGGGGAACGACTGGAAGGAATTCACCAATCAGGTGGAATCCCCGCGCTCCAATAACCACGCGAAGGCGTTGGCTGAGACTGCAATGTGGTCCCGCGACCGCATACGAGAGATGGACCAGTCAGGAGTTTCAGGCCTGGCCCTGATGTTCGTCGGCCACACCCCGGTCAAGCAGCCAATCAGGCTGGGCAACGTCTGCTACATCGACACCGGCTGTGTGTTCGGTCGCGCCTTGACCATGCTGCAGATCGACGGGGAGGCCGCATGAAGCGCACCTTCCTGATCGACCCGCAGGGGAACCGGAACTGGCCGCAGGTGCTGTCGCTGGTCGTGAGTGGCATCAACGACTGGATCAAGGGCGGCCCGGTGCAGATCACGCTGGACGAGCCGAAGCGGACGTTGGACAGCAACGCCTGCATGTGGGCGACGCTGGCCGATATCGCGCGCCAGGTCGAGTGGCCGCACACCGATGCCAGCGGCAACTGGACGATCAGCCTGATGACGGCTGAGTCGTGGAAATCGGTGCTCACTGCTGGCTTTGAGCAAGAAACCAAGATGGCTCAGGGCATCGGCGGTGGCACGGTCATGCTCGGCGCCCGGACCAGCCAGTACAGCCGCCGGAAGATGGGCGAGTTCATCGAATTCGTGCAGGCATTCGGCACCGAGCGCGGCGTGAAGTGGTCCGCCAGCGCACAGGACGAGATGGCGCAGTTCGCGCCGACCACCAAACAGCAGAGGGCAGCGGCATGATCGAGCAAATCGCAATCGCAGCAACCGGCGTCACGGCCATCTGGCTGACGCAGTCGAAGAGCGCGCAGGCCCGTCGCTTCGCATGTTTGTTCGGGCTGGCCGGCCAGCCCTTCTGGTTCGCAGCGGCCATCGCCGCCGAGCAGTGGGGGATCGTCATCCTGTGCTGCTTCTACACCGTGGCATGGGCGCGCGGAGTCTGGAACAGCTGGCTGTCCCCTAAGCGCAAGGGCGCTGACGGCCTGACGCGCGGCCAGCGAGCTCTGAAGGAAGCTCACGGCACGCCTGAGGCGTTCGCCAGCGCCGTGTGGCGGGCCGTGGGTGAAATCAGCGTGGATGAAGCGCAGACGGCCATCAACCAGTACCAGGCCGAGTGGGAGGCCGCATGAACCTCGAACAGATCGACACCAGCACTACGGCGGGGAAGGCCGAGGTCATGCGGCTTGCGGCCGAGGGGAGGAGGGTGGCCCTACGTGGGAGATACAGCGAGATGCCGTGGGACGAAATGGAGCCCGGCGATGAGGCCCTATGGAATTGGGGTGGAACGGACTACGCCATCATCGCCGAGCCGGTTGGGCCGGAGGAGGTGTTCGTCGCCATCGGTCCGGGGCCGGCTCTGGAAGGCGTGCGCTGGTATCCGAGCGATGCGGCACGACTGCTTCCAGGCGGCAAAGGCGAAGTGGTCAAGTACATCCGCGCCGACCTCGCCGGGGAGGGGAAGTGATGGACGCAATCGAAAAGCGGGCGCGGGAGCTGTTGGCTGCCGAGTACGAGAAAAGCGGAAGTAGCAGCTGCGCGTCAGCTATCAGATCGGGAGAGTTGGACTGCTCCCAGTACATGAGGGCCATCATCGCCGCCCTCACGCTCGCATATAAGTTTGAGGCGCAGACCCATGCGGCACTTGAAGCCGCGCAGATAGCGCAGCGTCGAGCTGACCGATCCGCCCTCACGCCGCCTGAGGGCCATGTAGTCGTTACCCGAAACGAGGAAGGCCAAGCCGTTGCAGTCACCCGACAGGACGATAAGGGACGGATTCTGTCGGTGATCGCGGAGTTCACGCCGCCCGAGGGCTACGTGCTGGTGCCGGTGGAGATGACCAAGGAAATCGGGGAGGCACTGGACGAGTCGATCAAGCATAGGTACTCGGCCGAGAGCGCGTGGGACTTGGCAATTCATGCTGTGCGCCCGGAGGTGTCATGATGCGCACCAAGAACGCCAAGGCCTTCACCGCGGCCGAGCGCGCGCACCTGCAGGCGGTCAAAGGGCTTCCGTGCAGCGTGTGCGACGCCCCGGCCCCGTCCGACGCCCACCACATCAACCAAGGCCAGCACTTCACCACCGTGGCGCTCTGCAAGGACTGCCACCAGGGCAGCGTGAACGGATGGCACGGTCAGAAGGTCATGTGGCGGATCCACAAGATGGACGAGCTGGCCGCGCTCAACGTGACCCTGCAGCGGCTGGGCATCGGGGTGGCGGCATGAACGAGCTGATCCTGCCGTGGCCGAGCAAGGACTTGTCGCCGAATGCCCGCAAGCACTGGCGCACGCGGCAGCGTGAATCCAAGAAGGGCAGGGCGCTGGCCTATCTCGTCGCCGTCGAGGCTGGCCTGAAGTCGGCGCAGATTCCTGCTGGCCGGCTGCACCTGCACATCACCTTCCACCCGCCGACTCGCCGACTGCCTGACGACGACAACATGCTCGCCCGGTTCAAGCCGTACCGGGATGGCATCGCAGACGCGCTCGGCATAGACGACAAGCGGTTCATCAGCCACCCGCTGGTCAGCACCGAGGTCCGCAAGGGCGGCCAGGTCGTGGTCAGGATCACCGGAGGGCCAGAGGCATGAACCCCACCTTCAGCCAGTACACCACCCCAGAGCTGGAAGTCGTCGCCCGGCTCGACCACGCGCTGGCCGACGAGGTGTTCAGCCTCCACCGGCAGGGCTACGACGTGCGCGAGGTCCTGCACGAGGCCCGCGCCTTCAAGGCCGAGGCGCAGATGATGCGCCGCGAGATCCGCCGCCGCCGCGCCGCTGAACCTGCAAAGGAGGCTTGACCATGCGCCACGCCCGCCAGCACACCGTTGATCGATCCCAAGGGGTCGTTACCCTGGACAAGTCGCCTCACCGGCAGTTCAACCGGCCGGCCGCGCCAGTGGGCGTCATCACCGTCAGGGCAGACCTGCAGAGGGTGGCTGACCGGGCTCTGGCCAAGATCCGGGAGGTGCGCCGGGCGCGCGGGTGCGGGACTGCGGTGTACGCCTCTCCGGAGGGCGCGGTGTTCGCTCTGCGCAGCGAGTCGGTCAGCGCCGACACCATGGCCCAGCGCCACCCGGAGTGGTTCGTCTGCGAGTACGCCGGCCGGCTGTCCACTGGGGCGATGGCCAGCTGCCCGACCCAGGACGACGTGGTCGAGGACCTGGTGTTCCACCTCGAGGCCATGGGCCGGGTGCTGCGGGACGTTCCCGAGCAGCTGGACCTGTGGGGCTTCCAAGGCGCATTCGCCGAGGCGCTGTCCCACCTGGCAGCCAAGCATCGCCGCGGTCGTCGCGCCGCCGCCCGTCCGTTGATCGTCTGCATGGAAAGCGCGTAATGGGCCCATGAGCGACCGCCAGACGCCCGAAACAGTGATGGACCGTGCAAGGACCTGCATCCTGAAGTTCAGGGCGTCCGTAATTGGCATGCCCCTGCCTTCCAGGTTGATCATGGCCGAGCGCGACCTGAGAGGCCTTGCCGACCAGATACAGAACATCGGCATACGCCACCCCGAGGTAGGGCCGGGCTTCGTTCAAAAGATGACCGCTGACCAGTTCAGGGATCACGTGGTGAACAGCGCGGTCAAGGGCGATTTGTACCTCTGGGGGGGTAAAGGTGGTCATTGATGACGCTGCGGTGTCGATTCGCTGTGAGGGCGCCGCTCGGGGCGCAGAAGAGTACCGAGCCGACCAGCACGCAGGTGTCGCCAACAGCGTGCAGGCAGCACAGGGTTGCCGCCTTGCGGCGGGCGCAGAAGGAGGCGCCGACCTTTGCCCCCTGGGAACTGCCGATAAGGGCATGCCGGCATGGCAGCCCTGACCCCAAAGCAGGAGGCCTTTTGCCAGCGATACCTGGAAACGGGAAACGCCAGCGAAGCTTACCGGCTCAGCTACGACGCCAAGGCCATGAAGCCGGAGACGGTGAACCGGTCAGCCAAAGAGCTGATGGATAACCGCAAGATAGCCGCAAGGCTGGATGAACTCCGTGCGGTGGTTCAGGAAACCCATGCGGTGACCATTGCCAGCCTGTTGGCCGAGCTGGAAGAGGCCCGAGCAGTGGCCAGGGGCAGGGAACAGGCTGCCGCCATGGTTCAGGCCACGATGGGCAAGGCCAAGCTCACAGGACTGGACCGAGAGGGCGACCCGGAAGATGGGCCTGTCCCGCAAAAGGTGGTGATCGAGGTCGTCAGCGGTCGGAAGAATGCCGCGCCTTAACGAGCCGCAGGCTGCGTTCCTGCAGATGCCGCACAAGTTCCGCGCCTTTGTGGGCGGGTTCGGATCGGGAAAGACGTGGGTCGGCTGCGGTTCGCTGTGCCGCCACATGTGGGAGCATCCGCGCATCCCGGCCGGCTACTTCGCCCCGACCTATCCCCAGATCCGGGACATTTTCTACCCGACGATCGAGGAAGTGGCCCACGACTGGGGGCTGCGCACTGATATCACCGAGTCGAACAAGGAAGTGCACCTGTACGCCGGCCGGCAGTACCGCGGCACGATCATCTGCCGGTCGATGGACAAGCCGGCCAGCATCGTGGGCTTCAAGATCGGCCGGGCGCTGGTGGATGAGATCGACACGCTGAACAAGCGCAAGGCCAATGACGCCTGGCGCAAGATCATCGCCCGCCTGCGCGTGAAGGCTGATGGCCTGCAGAACGGCATCGACGTAACCACGACCCCAGAGGGGTTCAATTTCGTCTACGAGCAGTTCCAGCAGCTGCCCAGCGAGAACCCGGCCAAGGCCCGGCTGTATGGGCTGGTGCACGCCAGTACCTACGACAACGAGGCCAACCTGCCGGACGACTACATCCCGTCCCTGTTCGAGACGTACCCCGAGCAGCTGGTTCAGGCCTACATCAACGGGATGTTCGTCAATCTGACCAGCGGATCGGTCTACGGCGCCTACAGCCGGAAGGCCAACGCCACTGCCGAGACGATCCGGGAAGACGAGCCGCTGCACGTGGGCATGGACTTCAACGTGATGAACATGACGGCGATCGTCTGCGTCATCCGTGGCGACCAGCCCCTGGCGCTGGAAGAACTGACAGGGATTCGTGACACCCCGGCGATGATCGCGGCGCTGCAGGAACGCTACCCGGATCGGCGCATCACGGTTTACCCCGACGCCAGCGGCGGCAGCGCGCACACCAACAACGCCAGCATCTCCGACCTTGGGCTGCTCCGGGCGGCCGGGTTCACCGTGCGCGTGCCGGCGGCCAACCCTCGCATCCGCGCCCGCGTGGTCAGCGTCAACGCCATGCTCTGCAATGCCAAGGGCAAGCGGCGCCTGCTGGTGAACCCGTATGGGTGCCCCAAGCTGGCCGAGTCGTTGGAGAAGCAGGCCTACGACGACAACGGCATGCCCGACAAGACCACCGGCTTCGACCATGCGCCTGACGCGCTGGGCTACTTCATCCATACCCGGTTCCCGGCGGTGGCCAGCGCACGTGAGCGCCAGTCCGTTGAACGGTCCCGTGAGGTCGTGCCCTATACCCGTAAGTGGCTGGAATCCCAGCCAGATGACGCCAGCGACCTGGCCGCCCGTAGGAGAAACGCCCTGTGACGCCCGAGACAACCGACTTCGCCCTCGTGGACGCACTGGACGCCGATGCAGCCGCCGCGCAGGCCCGGGCTGCTGAGGCCCAGCGCATCCTGCAGGAGGAGGCCAACGTCTCGGCGTGGCAGAAGCGCATCGACTTCGCCCGCGACTTCGACAAGGACGCCCGCAAGGGCTACGCGCGCGACCGGCGGTACTGCCGCGGCTCCTCCGACCCCCAGGTGTTCGACGTGTCGGTGCCGATCGCGGCCACCTACGTGAACATCCTGACCGGCTTCCTGTACGCCCGGAACCCTGAGACGAGCTGCCAGCCGGCGGACAGCACCGGTGCCAGCCGCACCGAGGACGCCAAGGATCTGGCGCGCACGCTGGAAATCGTCATCGATTCCCTGTGGAAGAAGGGCCGGTTGAAGGCTGTGGCCGACCCGTTCGTTCGTTCCGGCCTGAGCGTGGGTGTCGGCTGGTTTAAGGCGGCCTGGCACCGCGAGACCGAGCGCGACCCGGCCACTGACCAGCAGATCGGCACGCTGCAGCAGCAGATCGCGGACCTGCAGTCGACCGAGCGCCAGCTGACCGAGGGCTACGCGCCCAATCCGGACGACCTGCGCGCACAGTACGAGCAGCAGCTTGCCGCGCTGGAATCGAGCGTGGAACAGGTCATTTCCAGCCAGCTGGTGCTGGATTTCATCCGCGCCGAGGACATGCAGTGCGCTGTGTCGCTGCCATGCCTGCGTGATTACGTGACCAGCCCGTGGAACGCGCAGCGCATCTTCATGCCGCTGTCCGATGCGAAGGCCGCCTACCCCGAGCATGCCGAGCGCCTGGACAGCGCCACCAAGTTCTACAACGTCCGCCAGACCGACACCGAGAAGCAGGCCGACAGCGTGGCGTCCAGCGATGCCGACGCCTACTCGACCGGAACCTCCGGCCAGGCCACGGCCGACGGCGACGAGGCGTGCGTGTGCCTGTGGGAGATCTGGAACCTGAAGACGCGCCAGTTCGCCACCATCGCGGTTGGCCTGAAGCGCTACCTCAGCGACTGGGTGACGCCTGACCAGGCTTCGAGCCGGTTCTACCCGTTCTTCCAGTGGGCGCCGCTGTGGGTCGATGGCCGCCGGCACCCGCAGTCGCTGGTGGACCGCTCGCGCGAGCTGCTGGACGAGTACGACCGGATCCGCACGAACTACCGCGAGCATCGCCGGCGCTCTATCCCGAAGTTGGGTTTCGACGCCGGCGCGGTCGAGGCGGATGAAGCGAAGAAGATGCAGAGCGGCGGGACGGGAGAGATGATCCCGCTCAACCTCAATGGCCAGTCGCCCAACACCGTCCTGTTCCCGATCCAGTACAACCAGATCGACCCGGCGCTGTACGACACCTCCACGATCCGCTCCGAACTGGAGCTGATTTGGGGCATCCAGGAGGCGCTGTCGTCCACCATCACGGTGGCCAAGACCGCGACCGAGGCCGATATCCAGCAGCAGGGCACCGAGAGCCGCATCGGCTACGCGCGCGACACCCTGGACGAGGTCCTGAGCGACTTCGCGCTCTACACCGCCGAGCTGGCTATGTCGCCCAATGGTCTGACCCATGACGACGTGGTGGCCATTGCCGGCCCGGAGGCGTTCTGGGTGAACATCGAGGACCTGAGCATGCTCGGCGCCCTGGTAGCGGTGGATATCCGCGCCGGCTCGTCGGGCAAGCCGGCCACGGCCATGAAGCAGCAGCAGTGGTCGGTCCTCCTGCCTCAGCTGCAGCAGGCGGTCGTGCAGATCGGCCAGCTGCGCCAATCCCCGCCTACCGAGATCGCCGACAAGCTGGAACAACTGGTGGTGGAGACCATCAAACGCACCGGCGATACCGGCATCGACCCTTACTCGATCATCCCGCAGGTTCAGATGCAGCCGCCTGTGATGGATCCGGCGCTCATGCCGCCCGATGGCATGGACCCTGGCTCCATGCCGACGCAAGACCCCGGCATGCTGCCGCCCCCTGAAGTGCTGCCGCCCGAACTCCCCGCCGCCTAAACGAGGATCACCATGAACCAGAAGACCGAGGCCGAGCTGGCCGCTACCGCCGTTCCCGAAGGCGATCAGACCATTCCCGACGTGGTGGAAGCGCCGGAAGCTGCAACGCTCGACGCGTTCAGCGCTGGCGTCGAGGAGGCCCGTGCGGCCGAGTCTAGCGAGGAATCGCCGCCGGCCCAGGTCGAGGTAGACCCTGCTGCCGCCGAGCCTGCCGCTGCCGAGGCGCCGGCGACTCCGGACCCGTCCCAGCCGCCGGCCGCTGCG